GACCGCGGCGCCGGGGTCGGTGATGCTGATCTCCACCTGGAAATAGCGGCCGGATACGATGGCGCTCAGGATCTCCTGGCGCTCGACCGTGGAGCCCAGGGCCGAGGTGTCCCCGTAATTGAGCTTGATGGCGATCGACGGGCCGGCCGCCAGTTCGAAGATCTCATTCCAGCGCCGGGTGGCAATATTGATGGAATTCCAGGTCGCTCCGGAGGGCAGCTGGGAATTCCAGGTGGTGCCGGCGCCGGTGACCACCTGGTCGGCCAGGCAGTACACCAGGTAGCGCCCGACCGCGCCCAGGTCATAGACCGGCGATAGGTACGTGCCGGTCAGCACGCCGCCCGTGTGCGAGCATTTCAGATAGTACTCGCTGTTGTAGGTGGTGCGTTCGGTGTTGGTGTGCGTGCCCGAGCTGTAATCGCACGTTTGCGTGCTCTGCACGGCCCAGCCGTCGGGCGGGTCGATCAGGGCCACAGTGGCGCTGCGCGGCGTTGCGCCGTACTGGCCGTTGTTGCCCAGGGTATTGACCAGGAAGGTATGTATGCCGGGCTTGACGCCGTAGAGGCTCATGTTGGGCGAGCGGAAGGCCCCCAGGAAGATGGCCCCGGCCCAGCTGGAGCCCAGCCGGAACTCATAGAGCTCCACGTCCGGGTCGCTCACCTTGGAGGCATACAGGTTGATGGTGTTGGCGTTCACCACGGCCTGCAGGGACGAGAGCGATGTGGGGCGGGTGGTGTACCCCCCCACCTTCCATTCCATGCAATAGTCGTTTTCGTCCGCGGCCTTGCGGCCCCAGATAGACACGGCCTTGAGCCGTAGATAATAGGTTGAGCCTTCCTGCACCGGGTCGATCTCGAAGTCGCCGGCGGCGTCGAAGGCATGCTCCCACGCGGCATTATCATAGCTGATCCAGACCTCCACATGCGAAAACCAGGGATAGTCGGCCGGCGTATCAAACGCAATCTTCAGACGGGTGAAGCTCCGCAGCCGGTACTGGTAGGTCTCTTCGGTGATGACCACATTGGCCGCGCCGGCGGGCTCGTCGTCAGGATCAGGCAGGGAACAGGTATAGACCTCGGCCGGGGCCAGGTCGTACACGTCATTATAGAGCTGCCGGCTTTCATACAACAGCGTGAGCTCCACCAGGCCGTCGGAACGCAGATCGCACGACAGCGCGCGCATGAGCTGGCCACTGATCCGCATGGCTGTGCTGGTGAGGTTGGTGACATCATACGGCTCCAGGATCACGCAGTCATCGCGTCCGGTCAGGGTGATGGTGCGGTCCAGCCGGGCGCGCTCCAGCTCGTAGGTGGCCAGGGCGCCGGCCATGCTCCGGTCGGTGCAGCCCGGCAGCCGCAGGTCAATGACCACGCCGTCATCCTCACCCACGATGAAGCTGTCCGTGGCATAGTCCTTGTCCGGATCAACAAACGTCACCCGCACGGCGTCCGGCTTCGAAGACCTGCCGGGCTGGCCGATCGATATGGCCGCAGCGCCCTGGGCGTCGCGCAGGATATGCTCATCCGTGATGCTCATGACCGAGGCCTCATAGTTGAGGTCGGCATAGCGCAGCACGTATTTCCCGCCCCGCCACACCAGGTTGCCCCGGAAGTGGTCCAGGATGGTGTCGATCACGTCCCCGCCGGCCTCGTTGCCGGTCAGCTTGAGGTTGAGCTTCCAGCCCTTGGCATCGCAGTAGTTGGCCGCGGCCGTCCAGCTGGGGATGTCGATCTTAGCGGCGGCCCAGCCCATGCCGTAGCGTGCATGGGTCACATAGTCATAGAGGGCCAACACCGGGTTGTCGCTCCAGGCCGTGGCATCAGTGCGGAAATCATAGAGCAGCCGGCCCTTGAAGAGCACGGTGCGGCTGGGCACGGAGCTGAAATAGGCCTGGTCATAGGTCAGGCGCCAGACGATGTAGCTGGTATGGCGCAGCGTGTCGGTCCATTCGGCCTTGGCGGCGGCCAGGTCGGAATCCACGGCCTGACCGTCCGTACCGCTGTGGAAGGTATAGACCACGTTGCCGCCGTAGCGGGTATAGAGCTTGCTGCCCAGGAAACACTGATCCACCCCGTCCACCTGGACAATGCCCTCGCACGGCCCTTCGGACAGGGTCTGCACGATCCACAGCCGCCGGTTATCGGTGCCGGAGACCGCCATGTACACGTCGTTGCCGCCCACGCGCAGGGCGCCATAGACCACCGGGAGATATTCGTCCGTGGAACAGGTATTGGCCTTGATGCCCCGCATAGCGCCGGCCAGGGATGAGGAATCCTCGCTCCTGGCCTGGCTGCGGGATATGGCGGAACTCAGCGCCGTGCCTGCGGCGATGATGGCCAACTTGGCCAGGGCGCTTGTCGCACCGGAGGCCAGGATGGCCGTGCCGAGAGAGACTACGGCTGGGACGGCTGCCGGCATCGCCAGGCCCTCATAATGCGGTAGGGTTGGAGGCTGATCAGGATCACGCCCCGCCCCGGGTGCGCCGCCAGGACCTGCTCACCGGCGGCAATAGCCAGAAAGGGCAGCGTGTCCGTATCGGGCAGGCTCAAGAGCAGGATATCCCCGGCGCAGGCGCGCTCAGGCGGGACCTCCGCGGCAAAGGTGTTCAGGTACTCCAGCATGAGCGCCTTGGCCCCGGCCGGGTCCTGCAGGTAGAGCGCGCCGTAGGTGTCCATGCGCTGGCCCTTGAACTCTTCGGCCGGCCGGGCGCCCTTGAGCACGGCATACTGGCGGATCAGGCTAAAGCAGTCCATCCCGGCGCCGGCATCGCCCAAGGCATACGGCAGGCCCACCAGGCGAGAGCTGATCTCGGCCAGGCCCGGCATCTTACGCGCCCCCCTTGCGGCCCCACCAGATCTCCTTGTCCGCCAGGTCGGGCAGGAAGCGGAAGCCGCCATAGTTGGCCTGGTTCTCCAGCGCCAGGCAGCGGGCATACGAGCGGTCACACCAGGTCGCGTCGCCGCTGTAGCCGCATTGATCACCCTTGAATCTCTTCCAGCGGCAGGAGGCCGGGTGGCGCGACGCGTGCGCTGGCTCCAGCGCGCCAGCTCGCTGACGATGGAAAAGCTTAAAGCTTGCTCGTTCAAGGTCCAGTCATCGATATCACCCTGGAACAAGTCCAGGGCCGTGGAACCGATCATGGCGCCCAGTGCGTCCACCACCACGGCCGACAGGGTGGCGGGCTGGCCCTGCAGGTCCGTACCGACAAACAGGGCGGTCATGACCTCGTCCAGGTTGGAAAGCCGCACCCGCACCCGGTCCACCAGGCGCCCGGCGCTGCGGCTGATGGTGCCGATCTCAAGCCCGCGCGGCTGGTAGAGCACTCCGCCCACGGCCAGGGGCACGTCGCAGTCTGTGTAGCGGTAGTGATCGCCATCCAGCTCCATGTCGAGCAGCGAGAAGGGCCGCAGCTCCCGACCCGTGAGGGCTGCCAGCATGGATGTGTCGATATCACGCATTGAGGAACCCTTTTAAGCCGATGCCCATCGTCACCAGGCGGTTATAAAAGATCTCGAAGTCCAGGTAGCTTTCCGCAAACCGGCTGCGCACCTTGAGATAGCCCGTGAAATCAAACGTGATGCGCTGGCCGATCGAGGGCGCCGTGGTGAACTCCACTTTATCGGCCCCGTCGGCCCCACCCTGGGAGGTGAACGTATAGTTGCTGCCCACGGTTTGGGCGATACTGTCAATATACACAGTATATGAGGAGGCCAGCATGGATGGCAGGTTAAAAGCTAAAGTGGAGCCGTCGCCAGTGCCGACATACTCCCCAACGTAGATATCCGAATCCGGGAAAAAGAAGTTGAAGGCCTCGAAGTTACCCTGCCGGGCCTGATAAAACTGCCAGAGCGTGCGGGCCTGGGCCAGGGTCAGCTGGTCATAGGAGATCTGGAGATCGCGCCGCGGGTAGAGGCTTTTTAATTTGCGGGACTCCTGGTCGTTGTCGAACTCGCTCTCCATCACCTTGAAATTGATACGGTGCTTGATGGACGCCTCGCACGGCACACTGGTGAAGGTCGGATAGGCCGCCATTAGAAGCTCCCCCTTATGGCGCTGCGCAGGCCGCGGTTGCCGCCCGCCAGCTCCTCCATGAGCGGCCCGATAATGGCCTGTGGGTTGCGGCCGGCCAGCTCGGCAAAGCTGGCAGCGTCCACGGCCTGGATGGTCAGGCTGATCTGGTTCTGGACCACGGACCCGCCCCCGCCGCGCTTGGAGCGCGGGATCACGTCTTCGACCTCGCCCGGCGCATTCTCGCCCAGCCGGTAGCGCCGGCCGGACTTGCCGATGCCCCAGATAGGCTCGGTGATGGTGCCGCCCCCGGCCATGCCGATCGACATGCCGCCGAAGAGCACATCAAAGAAATCTCCCAGGCCGCCCAGCGCGCCGGTGGAGCCGGCCTTGCCGGTGCCGAAGATCATCTCCTTCATCATCTGGCCCATGACGTCGCTGCTGGCCCGTGCAATGGAGGTGAACACCGCCTCGGCGTAGTCGCTTAGAGAATCGAGCTTGCCGGTAAAGGCATCGAAGAACAGGTCCGAGAAGTTCTGCTCGATGGCATTGGCGGTGCGCTCCGAGAGGGCCACCAGGTAGCCGGATTGCTCCTCAGACGTGGCGTTCAGCCGCTGCCAGGACTCCAGGTCCTGTTTTTCCCTCTCGGCGCGTTCATCCGCATCGATCTTGGACATCTTGGCGCTGAATGCTTCGCTTGCTTTCAGGCTGGCCTCGTCGAACTGCCGCCAGGTATAGGCCTGGGCGTTCAAACCCTCGGTCAGGTCATCCAGCTGCTGATCGTATTCCCGCCGGGCCTGGGCGCGCTGCAGGTCGAAGTGCGCCAGAGTGTTGGCCTCCAGGTCCTGCTCGGCCTGTTCCTGGATGGACAGGCGCCGGTTATTGAACACCTCCAGGTCGGCTAGGTATTCGTTCTTTGCGGCAGCGGACGTGCTCTTCGTGGACTTGGAACCTTTGCTCGGCGGCGGGGCAAAGGGACTGGCTGTTTCCTCGGCCGGGGCGGAATATCGTTCGCGCCAGATCGTACGCCGCAAGGTCTCCATCTCCTGTTCCAACTCAGCCTTGCGTTTCAGGCGCGCTGCAGTATTGATGGTGCTGTCACCACCCATTTTTTCCGCCCAGGCGATCGAGTTCACCACGCGTTCATACTCTTCGGAGGTGCGGCGCAATCGTGCTTCCGTGCTATTGTCGAGATCTTTAGCCAGTGAGCCTATCACATCCGCAAATGCCGCTTTCAGCCTTCCTAGCGTTGGTATCAGCCTGGTACCAAGGGCAGCCTCCAGATTTTCTATATTACCCGTTAAACGCTTCGAGGTATTGGCATAAGATTCCATCGTGCGCTCCACATCGCCGATGGCGTTGGGGCTCATCTTGAGCATTAAGTTATAAGCGGCCTGGGCCTTGTCGGCCGCGGTGACCGCATCCTTGGTACCGGCCAGCCCCAGACGCATGGCCTCGTTGGTGACAATCGTATCACTCAGGATAATGCCGTACTTGCGCACGGCCTCATATTCGCCCACCAGGGCCGAGCGCAGGTTCTCCATGACCTCGACCTGGTCGCGGTTATTGAAGGACGCCAGGTCAGCGCCCAGCTTGGTAAGCTCGAATGACAGGGCCGCGGCCCTGTCAGAGGCCATGCCCATCGGCGCCAGCAGGTCCATCATGGATGCCAGGTATTCCTCGGCGGCGCGAGTGCTCATGAGATAATTATCATGCAGTTCCTCGGCCCATCCTCCGGCCAGGGTGCGCTGCGCGCTGAACACGACATTAAACTTGGAGTGCACCTCCTCCAGGTCGCTGGCGGCCTGAACCGCCGTGCGGCTGAACTCGGTGATGGCGGCAACGGAAAAGGCGCCGGCCACCAGACCGGCGATGGGTCCCAGGGCCGTGCCTACCCGGCCGATGGGCACGGGCAGGCCACCGATAGCCGTGCCGGCAGCGCGCGCCTTGCCCTCGGCCTGGCCAAAGGCCTGATCGGCCGCGCGCTCGAACTGCTTGATCTTGACCGTGCCCTTGTCGTCCACGATCAGCTCGACCATGATGGTGCTTTCGTTACCCAAGGATCTCCTCCAAACGTCCCAGATCCAGCCAAGCCTCCAGGCTTAAGTCATCGGCCCCCAGCGGATAGCCGGCCAGCCGCAGGCGCCGGAACTTCAGCAGCCGGTGCGTATAGTCGCACAAGTCCTGGACGCGCTTCTTCTTGCAGTGTTTGCAGGTCCATTCTAGCTTTTCCCCGAACTCTTCCGCGCATTTTTCCTGCTTTTTGCCATCGCAGAGCCCTTCGGCGATGGCGGTGAGGTCGGCACGAAAGGGGCGGTGCGCTCTTCCACGGCGCGGACATATGGCTCAAAGGCATGGATGGCCAGGATCTCCAGCAGGTCCGAGGCGTACACCTGTAACAGGTCTTTCCAGTTCTCCCGGTAGTCGGCAGATTCAGGATCGCTCGATACCGGCAGGGACGGGGCATCCGGCTCCGGGGACGCAGGCACGGTGAAGTCGCCGTCGCGGATGCCGGTCAAGATGCCCAGGGCGTGCTCGATGCGCACCTCGCTCAACTTGGCGTCAGTGCTCGCCAGGGCGCCCTGGTAGGCCACGCGCTGCTCGGTGCCGGGCCGGGCATAGAAAAACTTGATGGTGCCGCCTGAAATCTTGTCGGCAAACACCACGCTGCAGGGCCGGTCGCTCAATTCACGGGGCATGCATTGCTCCTTTCTTACGCGGCGTAGGTGGCCACGAGGTTCTTGACCTTGGCGATCACGCTGCCGTAGGTGGCGTGCTCCAGGACCTGCAGCTCGGCCGATTCGCTCAGGCGGCCATCTTTGGCGCTGATGGGGGCCTTCATGGCGCCCACGGACGGGAAGAGGATATCGGCCTGGTAGTGGTTGGTGCTGTCATACAGCTCGCCCTGGGCCAAGATATGCACGCCCACGGTCTCATTGGCGTCGATGTAGCGCTGGATGGTGGCCTCGTAAAACTCCCGGTCGAGCGTGATGCTCTGGCTGCGGCCGCCCCTGCGCGCGACCGAGGCATAGGCCCCGCCGGCGCCGGGCACGAACTTGATGGCCATGTTGTTGTTGAACGACCATTTCAGGGTTTGCAACTCAGACGTGATGGTGCGTCCGCCCGAGAAGGTAGACCCATTCCAGGTACCGCCGATGTTGAGCGTCATCTCGGATACACGCAGCGGGGTCTCGGCCGCGCGGGCCGGGAAGGTCATCCAGCCGGTCTCCGTCGGGATGTAGAGCACCTTATAGCTCACGGGTGTGGCCGTGCCGCCGGGTGAGGTGATGGTGATCACAGCCGGCGTGGCCGAGCTGACAGCCGAGAAGGCCACATCGGTCCAGACCCCGGAGGCCAGCTCCACCCGGATGCGGTGCACGCTGTCCAGCCGCTCCTGGGCTGTTGCGCCCTGCACGCTATTGGCCGCGAGCGTCAAGCTGGTGGCGTTGCCCGCGGCCGAGATGGTCTCCTCGGTGTAGTTGGCCTCGATCTTGCCCGTGCCCTTGGCCTGGGCCGAGAGCTTGACCCAGTTGTCGGCCTCGAACAGGGCCTCGAAGCTGTCGATGAACAGGCTGGCCACGCGGCGTTTGAAGACATTATAGGCATAACGGAAGGCCCCGGTGAAGCTGGGGTTGGAGCGCGCGGCGTCCAGGTCGCCGGCGATAGGCGTGATGGTGTGCTCATAGCCGGTCCCGGCCGCGGCCGTGGATACCTGGCCTAAGCCGTAGGCCAGGACAAAGGCGAAGTGCTGGGCCTGGGCCATGTCGTAATTGAGCGGGACCTGGGACAGCTTGCCCAGGTCATAAATTGTGTCCGGCTCCTCGCGGCCGGTGGCTCGGCCCGCGTTGGTGCTGCGCCGGGGGTCGGTGTTGAGGATGTCATCAATGCCGATCAGCATGGTGGTGTCCAGGGTCTGCTCGGTATTGATGGCCGTTTCCATGTTGTTGGCGCTGACGGCAAACAGGTTGTGGTGCGCCAGATTGTTCCTCATGCCTCACCTCCCTTGGTCTGTTTTTTGGCCTCAGGCTGCGGCTTGATCTCTTCAAAGCGGTGCGCCTGATCGGGCGGCACGGAATCATACTCCTGGCCGTGGCGGTACTGCTTGCCCGCAAAGGGGCCATCCACCACGTCGATGTCCGGCTGACCATTTTTCAATCGGTACGCCATATCATCCTCCTTGGCTGGGTCTGGGTTTGCGCTGGGTATAGGTATACGGGATCAGCATGCGCTGCATGTCCCGCTTGCCGTCGGTATAGGGCCGGCTTTCGTCCCTGGATGCATCCGGCAGGGCCGCGATCACGCCCTCGATGCCCAGTAGGTGCTCATCCAGGGCCGCGTCGATATCCTGCTCGATCTCCAACAGGCCCTTGATGCTGTTCGATCCTATCAGGGACGCCTCTTCATCAAAAACCTGGCCCCACAGGCAGAGCGTGACATGGATGGTGTATTCCATCATGCCGCCGGCCAGGGCCTTGCGCTCGGTCTTGCCGTCCTTGATGGCGATGGCGGGCAGCATGCAGCTGGGTGTAAGGCTGTCAAGATCGCCCGTGACATAGATGTCGGAGGGCCGGATGTAGGGCAGACGCGAAATCAAACGCTGTTTGATGCCGGCCAGGATCTGCTTCATGCCGTGAACCCCAGGAAGCGTCGGACCTCGGCCACGGCCTGGCTGACGTCCACAGGTGAGAAGCCCAGGAAGGGACGCGCCGGGATGGTCACCGTGTGCCCTTTGCCGGCCTGGCCGCCCAGCTGGTGGATTCGGCCGTAGACCACGTTGGTGCCGACGGCCAGCGAGGTCCGGCCGGCCTTGTAGGTGATGCTGCGGCGCAGCCGGTGCGATACGGTCAGGACCTTGCGGCCTTCGGCGTAGCGCATGAAGCCCTTGCTCACGCGGCCCCGCCGGGTGTACACCCGCCCGCGGTGCCCGGCCAGGATCGTGGCGGCCGCCAGGCGCCGCCAGGGCTTGCCCTGCGGGTCCTGTTCCTTGGAAAATCGCTCGTCGGTGCGCCTGAGCATGTACTCGCCGAAGCTTTTCATGGCAGGCGTCATATCGCCCGCTTTGGCGTAGAAGCGCTTCAGCATCGCTTTGAAATCCGCCTTGTGTATGATCAGGCTGAAGCCGGCCATGCCTAGAAGTTCTCCAATGTATCGCGGCTGAACACCCGGTCCTGGTGGCTGACCTGCGGCGTGCTGGTGGACGCGGCCTCCTCCGGTGAGTCGGCACCCAAGGCGACATCGCCCTTGGCGATGAGCTTCAAAAGCGCGATCGCATCCTGATAGCGCTGCTTGCGGTCCTCCGGAGCGCCCCGGCGCAAGGCATACAGGTTGTACACCGTGATGTCGGCCGCCAGCTTGGTGATCACGGCCGGCACCGGGGACAGCGGCGTGACATACAGCTTGGCGCAGTAGCTGTCGATCTCGGCATCGGCATCGGCAATGGCCTGCGCGATCCTGGTTTCGTCGGGCATACCCAGGCCGTCGTTGTCGGTCAGACCGATGAGTTCATCGGCGCTCAAGCGGGCATCAATATCGGCGCGTGTGCAGTAAGACATGCCTTACCCTTGGGCCAGCGCGATCAGGTCGTCCCTGGTTGCATTCCAAAGCTCGACCATCGCGTCCTTTTTCTTGCCCTTCAGGGCTGCGGTGTCATAGCCACAGGCCGCAAGATCAGCCTTGAGCTGTTCAACGGTAAGGTCCTGCGCCGCGGGCTCCGCGGTAACAGCCTCGAACAGCTGCTTTTTGGCGGTAGCAATCAGTTCCTGGCCTATCGTATCCGGATACTCTTGCGCCTCGCCCTGGCGATGCGGGCCGAATGTGCCGACGATCACTTCGGGGCTGGGTCCGTTATATCTGATCAGCATCGATGTCTCCTTTGTGGTTGATTTCGGCGGGCGGTTACCCGCCCGCCGTCGATCTTTTTCTCTGTGCGCCTTACGTGGCGTAGGTGTCCTTCCACAGGTACCCGGCATCGGCGCAGATGACCTCGATAGCGGTTTCCTCGGCCACCTCGTACACGTCCTGGTGCTCGGCGCCTTCACGCCAGAAACAGGTGCGGCGCGGCTCGCCGTTTTCGTAGGCGATACGGACCTGCACGCCGGCGGTGAGGATCTTCAGTCCCAGCTTGGGCGGACGGTAGAACAGGAAGCCCATGCCCTTGCCGGGATTGACCTCCCAGATATCCACCGAATTAAAGGCGGAATCGTCGATGTTCTCCTCGGCGTCGGAATAGACAGCCTTACCCACCAGCACCTCGTCTAGCTCCAGGATACGCGCCAGCAGCTGCGGGGTGATGGACTCCGACGAGGTGTACTTGATCTTGTTAGTGATAGCGTCGGCTTCTTTGAGAGCCATGAAGGTGGCGAAGTCGACGATGAGACAATTGGCCAGGATACCGCTGCCCTTCAGAGCCTTCTTGCCGGCAGTGATGTCGGCCAGGAAGGTGTTGGTGCTGCCGGCCGGGCTCCAGAGACCCTCGGCGTCCTCTCCGCCCACATTGCCGTCCGCCCAGGTACCACCCTTGATGGCGGCCGCAATGCGGCGCTCTTTTTTGAGGTCCACCTTGGAGGTGGAGAACTCGATGGCGTCGATGTCGGGCTGGAGGGGCGGCGCGTTTTTGCTCTTGGCAAAGCGGCGGTCCTCATCCGTGACCGGGGTAGCGTGGGCGTATTCCACCGTGGCGATGGAGACCGGGGTCATCTTGAACCCGCTGCGCGCGGCTCTGGTCCCAGGGGCTCGCACCTGGGCCTCATCCCGGAACCAGGCGCCCTTGGTGTACTTGTAGAGCTTGGCCCTGGGGTCGGCGCCGTCGATGATCGGGAATACCCGGTCGCCGATGTACTCGTTGTTGCGGTACTGCACCGCTACGCCCTGCAGCGGCCCCGCAATGATCTGTTCCTTGACATTGAGTCCGGACATTGCTGTTTCCTCCTTTTACTCGATTAGTGCACGACCGTGCCGAGCGAGTAGATGGTTACCGCCTCGGTGCCGCTGGTGATGTTGTCCAGCCGGCACAGGAAGCGCCTGGAATTGTTCTGGGCGATGGTCATGGTGCCGGAAAGCGTCACACCGCTGCCCGCCGTGAGGGTGATGGTCTCGGCCGCGTCCGCGGTGTTGCGGATGGTGAATTCGAACGAGGACCCCACGATGGCGCCCGTTACCCCAGCCACGATCGCTGCTGCCGTGGGGGTGACATCGCTGCGAGCCCCGCCGGCCGGGTCACGCAGGATCAGGCCGCCCTTCAGCTCGGCCGCGGAGTAGGTCTTGGCACCGACCGTGGCATCGGTGGTGACGGTAGTGGTATGCCAGCCCACCTGGGTGATGCCGGGCACCGCCCCGATCAGCAGCACGCTGCAGATATCGTCCTCGGCGCCGGCGGCGATCAACACCTGGGCGCGCGCATAGGCCAGCGCGGCCGCGGCGTTCTTGCCCTTGCCGGCGTCCGTGGCCGAGGTATATTCCGGCATGACGAAAGCGCCCACGCCCAAGGCGGCGCCGGCCACCAGCTTGGAGACGCCGATGATACGCACGGCGGCGGCTTCGCCTAATGCCGGGGAGTTCTGCAGGATGCCCACGCTGCCTTCGGTTTCGCTGTCCGGACGCCGGACCGTGCCGGAGCTGGTCAGGACCACGAAGCGATACTGGTCATTGCTCAGATCTTCCCCGGCCGGAAACGCCAGATCGAGAATTCCATTTTCCATTTACGCACCTCCTTTGATCTCGGCCTGGTATTCTTGCGCCAGGTCCGGGTTTTCGACCTGCACCTGAGCGAATGCGGCGGCAAAACTCAGGGTCTTATCCTGGTTCATCTTCTGCCTGGTCAGACCTTCCAGCTTGGCGCCGGCTGTCCCGGAAACAGGGATGTCCTTGCCCCGCGTGGCCACCTCGCCGAACTCGACCACCTTGGGCTGCGCAGCCAGAAAGCTCTTCATGAAATCCAGCGGGGTCAGCTTGGGCGCGCCTGCGCTGAATTCCATGACCGTCACGCTGTCCAGCGCGGTCATGAATTCCACCAGCCCCAGCTTTTCCTGGGCCGGCGTCAGCTTGCCCTGGGTCGACAGGTTCTCGCAGAACGTGGCGATTTCGGCCTTGATCTTTTCCTTGCGGGCCTGCTCGGCGAAATCAGCCGTCAGATCCACCCTTGCCTTGGCAACCGCCTGTTCCACCGCGGCGGTCACGTCGGCTTCCGTGTACATCTTCTCCGACATAGTACGGTCCTCCTTGTGGGATTGGGTATATTGATTCGCCGCTTCCGGCGGTGTTTCCGTCTGCTTGACCGCATCCTCGATGTCCTGGATGGCATACTCCGGGATCACGGCATCGGCCTTTTCCGTGCCATTCTGCTCGATCAGCATTTCCCGCAGCCGCCTGAAGACCCCGGCGATCGACCGCCAGGTCCAGGGCTGCACGTCCGCGAACTCAATGGTTACGGCCTGCGGGTCCGCTGCGAAGGCAATATCTTTGAGCCCCTTGACCGCCGGCGGCACCGCTCCCAGGAAGCCAATATGATTGAGCGACAGATCCGGATTGAGCGAGATCGAGCGCTTCTTGAACAGGCCCTTGCCGACCATGTCTGCGAACTGCGGCTCAACCTGGACGGCCTTGGCGAACAAGGTAGCGCCCTCGCGCTTGAGCCCACTCACCCATCCATAGGCCGGGGCGTTGTCCTTGGGATGGCCGACCACCACCGGGGCCTCATGGATCTGCGGGTCATAGTTGGCCACGATCTGATCCAGATCCGCCTCGGTCCAGTTGCGCTTGTTCCCGGCCGAATCGGTATGCAGGCCGGCCCTGAAAACCTCGAACCAGTCATCAAATCCCTTGAAGTCCATGTCACCTCCCGTGCGCGGCTATGAAGCTACGCTTGACTTTTGAAGCGTTTGGGCCGATAAGAAACCAACGACGGCCTTGGTTGGACCGTGCCCCGGTAATCGAGGCCTGGCGCCGCAGCTTGCACGGAAGCTGTAGGCTCCTAATTCCTGCCATACAAAAGCCTCCCCTTGCGCAGCCCTTTGACGCCCGTTAGACCGCCCTGATAGAACGTGACATTCAAGGCGTATCCCTTGCGCACATCCGCCACGAGCCCCACGATATGCGTGCCGTCCGTGCGTATGGCCTTCACGTATCGCTTTACGGCCCTGATCCTCCCCGATACATCGTTGCGTTCGAAGGTCACCCAGATCTCAAACGGGTTCCGGATAAGGTCCGGCAGGAAGGGGAAGAACTCCTCTCGGTGAGCCTTCAGCCGCGCGGTCTTTTCCAGATAGTGGTCGATGAGGGCCTGGGTGATCATGACCACATCTCCGCGCGGATCGGTATACGCGGCGGAGTCACCACCGATGGTCTGGCGCAATAATTTCCGCAGGTGCTCTTCCGTGGCTGCCGGAGGTCCTGGTTTGATCGTAGTTGTTTCGATGGGGATCTTGGCCGGCCTATCCGGGTATGCCTTTGGCAACCAGGTATCGATCTCCTCCCATTTGCCGCCAGCCTCCGCCATCCGCTTGGCCTCATTTTCTCCCCAGGCGGCAGTGCCTACATTGTAGTCCCACCCAGGGTCGATACCCTCCGGCACCTGATGGACCACCTCTTTTACCGCGCCGGATTCCGGATCAAATTGCTTCACTTTCCGATCTATCATGCGCGTATCCGGAGCATCATCGGGACCGCTCTTGCCCATCGCCCGAAGATCGTTATCCGACAGCGCGAACACCGTGCACTTGCAGCCCCAACCATTGGGCGGATAGTGCGTATTCCACCAGGGGTCCTTGGCCTCCAGAACCAACCCATCCCAGGCCAGGTGCTGGGGCCGCGGATTGCGGCTGTCGCCGTGGCGGTACATCCAGTACGGCCGGCGTTCAAGCACGTCCGGGTCGGTCATCTGGGCGTGGCGGCCGGCCTGGTAGGCGGTCTGCAGGTTGGTCTCGAAGATCAGCTTGCTGCGCCAGCCGCGCGTGCCGTTGTAGGTCCAGCCGGTTTTTTTGACGATGTTATCAAAGTCTTTTTGAAAATCGGCCAAGGTCGTGCCCTGGGCAATGGCCTGGTCGATCGCCTCATAAAAGCCGGTCAGGACATCGTCGGTGCAGGCGCCGGCTACCATGAAGCCCCGCGCATGCATGCCCTGCCACAGGTCGTTCCAACGCTTGGTCGGGATCTTGACCTTGCCTTGGAAGTAGGCAATGGCCTCCTCGAAAGGCAGGCCCTGATACACCTTATCAGGCACCGCCCACCTCCACGCTGCCCAGGAGCGACGCGGCCGTAAGCGCCCGCTGCATGATGGCCCCGAACTCGGGCGCGCTTGCCTGCGGGTACAGATCAATCAGGCCGTCCCGGATCTCCTCCAGGCTGGCGGCGTTCATCACCAAGGCCTTGACGCCGTCGATCATGCCGGCCAGGATATCGGAGACGGCATCGTCCAGTTGGTCCGGATAGGCATCAATATCGCTCTGCCCGTCATCCGCGCCACGTACGCTTTGAGCGAAGGCGGCCGGGGGTTGGGACGATTCGGGGGCGCCGGGCGCATTCTGGGGCGTTTGAGGGGCGATTTTCGTGGGATCTATGACAAACTCGTCCCCTTCCGGTAAAGGCAATGGCTCCAGGCCCAGGGTTTTGCGAACTTCGTTTTTCTTAACCAACGCATACCGCAGATGGTACTCGTACATCTGGGCCTTGTCGGAGCTCGAAATGACATCCTCTCCGTCATAGGGCTTGGGGACGTTGTAGGTCTCGTAGAAATATCTCGTCGGAATG